GCGGATTAGATTTCCGCAGTAGTCATATACAGGAACTCGTTGCTCAACTAGTGCTTCATACTCTAGACCTTGTTGTAGTAGTGCAAGCACTGAAGGGTCAACAAAGAATTCAAACACACTGTTCTGTTCATCAATTTTGTATGCACTAGCATTTTCAAATGTTGCTTTTAGTACTTGTGCAGTGCCTAGTGCATTTACTACTCGCTGACTGTCTGCATCACCTGCGTTTTCAGTAGCAATCATTGATTGAATTTCTGCTAGTACATCGTTAACTTCTTGTACTAGGTCATCCATATTAGCGCCGCTGTCCGCCGCCGCTTTAATTCTTGCAAAGATACTGTTATGATCTAGTACATCAAAGTTAAATCCTCCGCCTGACCCTAAACATGCACTAACATTGTCAGGGATAATTCCGCCGATTGTATCTAGTATGGCTTGGCCTTTGCCTAGGTAACTTCCAATTGCATTTTGGAATAAGTTTGGAATCTGCGGCGGTGTAATAGGACCGCTACAAAAGTTAACCATACTGTATATTGCTGCCGCTTGTCCGATTGCTTGGTTAACTCTGTTTAAAGCATTGTTAACACCACTGTGTTCTAAAAAGTCATTCATGCCGCCAGCAAGATCATTTAGTGCTTCTTGCATAGGGGCAGTAATACCGTTTAGGTTAATAAGTTCTCCAAGTGCAACATTCAAACAAATACTTGCACCTTCCAGTGGATTAAAAACACCGTTGCCTGCAAGAATATTACAAATGATACTTTTGATATCAGTTGGTACTTGTACTTTTGCAACAATGTTTGCATAATCACCTAGGTCTGCTCTTGCGTTTACTATTGCCATGTTATTGTCCTATTCGCGCCAGTGCATCGGCTTGTTCTCTAACAAATCTATCTCTAACTGCTGATTGTACTGCTGGAGTACTACTTCTAAAGTATGTTCCTACTCGGCTTCTCTCTGCATATATAGCCCTAATCCATTGTTCGTCACTGCTCATTGCATTAAGTCCAGATCTTGCCTGAGCATTTCTATACACTGCAGCAGCACCGGTATCACCGTGTTGTACACCTGTACTCCACACAACATCTTGCAGTACTGCACTCCTGTTGCTGAAGTTAACACCTGTAGAGGCTTGTATATTTCTAGCGGCGGGCATGTAGTATGTTTGTCTAGCAAATGTATGTTGTGTTGCAGCAACACTAGGATCACTCATCACTGAACGCCATGCTGACTTAAACTGCTCTGAGCCTGCTTGTGCAGCTTGATAGCCTCCTGCAGATTGTAACCTTTGGTAAGCACTGGGATTAACCTGTCTTAGATAATTCATGTACCCTTGCACACTGCCTTGGTTGCTAGCCAATTGATATCTTCCGTAACTCCAGCCACCTGTTCTATCAAATCCAATAGCAGTAGGACTACCGTTACTTTCATATCTAGCACTTAGACTGCCCAATGATCCATCACTGTTAACTGCATCACCTAGATCTTGATCAAACCCTGGAACTGCTTGGCCCGAAGACATTGGTCCGCCATTTGGATCAGTTGGTCCTGTAGAATTGCCGTTCTCATCTACTGGCGTGCCACTGGCACCGCCCGGAGTAGTAAACTCCGGTGGAATAATCGCTTCATTTTGTATGGTGCCGTTTTCACATGCCATTTATGTTCTCACTCAAATGCCCAAACATCTGGACTGCCAGATGTTGATGCAGGATTACAATGAGCTCCGCCTACTGGAGGGCAAAGATTGTCGCCTCTTGCACTACTACCTTGTACTACCATTTTTTTGTGATTGATAAAGATAGTGCCCGTATTAATGCTAGCATTAAGGCCGCCCCCGCCATGCGTGTTAGGATCATTGTATACACTAACCAGTTTGTTATTAATATAAACATCTCCCTGTCCTGTTACTGTTGTAACAGCACCGCATGCTCGTCTATCTCTATCTCTATGAACTGCTGGCATATTATTTTCCTTTAAATAATGCACTTTCCATCGGCGTGGCTAACCTAATTCCGCTGGTTCCCTCGATGTAAACATCGGCCAACTCTTTTGCTACTTTAATAACTGCTATACAACTACTTGCCCGCAGCGGAACTGATGGATTTGTGGCTAAGTCCATGGTTTGCATAAACGGCACTAGTGCAGTACCTTTAGGTGTGTTTGCAAACACGGTTGGTTTATTAATTTTGATATACTCTGCTGATTCGTTCTCAAGTTTACCAATGACTTCTTCGCCGCTGGTTAATTTGACTGCTACAACATCGCCGTTTTTATAAGGGGTTTCAATTAACATAGCTTCTCCTATTATGTAGTATTTATCCAAAAGAAAAGGGGATTAATCCCCTTTTCTACCTACTTAACTAAGTTATCTACTTAGACGACTCTTACTACAGTCTGCCTTAGTTATTAAAATGCTCGTATAATAAATTCTACTTAACTAATATCTACTTTATATAATGATACTCGGTTACACTTTAAGTGTATTTATATGGAACTGTTACCTAGGTCAACAATTCCTACCTTTTCTTTTAATTCGACTTTACTCAGTTTAGCAAGGCCTTGAGCTCCACCTTCTACAAACACTTTACCGTCTTTATAGATTTGTGGCATAGTTCTGTGACCTTGTCCGATAATAAAATCTCTTGCCTCTACATCTTCTTCAATGTTAATTTCTGTAAATGTAATATCTGCATTTGTCAGTTGTGTTTTTGCTTGAACACAAAAGGGGCAATTATTTTTGGAGTATACTGTTAGCATTATAATGAGAATCCTTTGAATGTATCTTCTTGTACATCCTGTTTTGTTCCGCCAATAATGTATGAACTAATCTCTGTTTCCTGCGGTGCAACTTGTACTTCTGCACCACTGATCCATTTCATAGTCCATGGCAGCGGATTTGCCTGAGGTACTTTGTAAGGGCTTTGTACATTGACTGCAATCATGCGTTTGTGTGCAATCCACTCAATGTAATCTCCCAATAGTTTTTCGTTAAGACCAATCATTGAGCCATTTCTAAACAAGTAATGTGCCCATTGCTTTTCTTGGTCTACTGCATTTACAAATAGTTGTTGAATTTGATCTTGTGTTTCAATTCTAATTTTTTCAAAGTCTGGGTCATCCTTTGGTAGTAGTTTCATTAGTGTTTGTGTTGCTCCTAGATGCACATTCTCATCTCTACAAATAAGTTTGATGATCTTTGCGTTGCCTTCCATTTTCTTAAGTTCTGCAAATGCCCATGAGCATGCAAAACTTACATAAAACCGAACACCTTCTAGGATGTTTACGCTAGCAATAGCAAGCCACAGTTTCTTTTTAAGATCATATAGATCAACTGTAACTTTCTTGCCGTTAATTGTATGTGTGCCTTCGCCAAACAATTGGTACATCATGCTTGCGTTGATAAGGTTATCATAGTTAAGTGTGATATCCTCTGCACAATCTACAATCTCTTTGATGTCTAGCATTTCATCAAAGATTTTACTTGGATCACTATACACATTACGAATAATGTGAGTGTAACTGCGACTGTGAATAGTTTCGTTAAAACTCCAAGTCTCAATCCAAGTTTCTAGTTCAGGAATACTCACAATAGGCAAAAACGCCATATTGGGACTACGACCCTGTACACTATCAAGTAGAATCTGTCGTTTTAGATTACTGGTAAAGATGTGTTTTTCATTGTCTGTTAGTGCTTTGAAGTCTTTAGAATCACGAAGTACATCAACTTCTTGTGGTTGCCAAAAGAATCCTAATTGTTTTTCAGTGAGTTTGTCGAACTGCCTGTATTTCATAGTGTCGTATCGTTGTACGCCTACGCCGCCATTTTCATCTAGAAACATTTTGCTAGAGACATGATTCTTCTTTTTAATATCTAGTACTGACATTTTTCAATCCTTAAATTACACAACTTTCACAGTAGTCATCATCAGAAACTACATCAGTTTGTTCTTGTTCTTCTTGTTGTACGGTAGCATCTACATCAATCTCACCTTGACCATCATAGGTATTAAAGTAATATAACTGCTTGCCACCGTACTTGTAAAACATTAATAGATGTTGTAACATTTCACTCATCGGAATTTTTTCATCATCATAAAACTGTGGGTTATATGAAGTATTAACGCTGATACCTTGGTCAATGTACTTTTGTAACACTGCCATAATTTTTAGATATCCTACTGGACTTGTTTGGTCCCATAGTAGTTCGTATTTGTTTTTTAAACGACGAAACTCTGGAACAACTTGTTTTAGAACACCGTCCTTGCTTTGCTTAATACTAACAAAACTACGAGGAGGTTCAACACCATTTGTACTGTTTGAAATTTGGGCACTGGTCTCACTGGGCATCAATGCCATCAATGTACTGTTACGAATGCCTGTTTCTCTTAACTGTGCTCGGAGTGAATTCCAATCCATTCTCTCTGTGTGTGGTACTAGTTCGTCAACTTCTCGTTTGTATGTGTCAATAGGAAGAATGCCGTCGCCGTATTTGGTTTCGTGCGTCTTAGAACACATTCCTCTTTCAACTGCAAGATCCGCACTTGCTTTGATCAAATAGTAACTCCATGCTTCTGCATACTCGTCTACTAGAGTCAATGCAGCAGGATCACTGTAAGTTAGATCATTTTTAGCAAGCCAATATGCAAAGTTAATAATACCAACGCCTAAAGGACGGCGGGCCATTGTTGCTAGCTCTGCAGCTTTGATAGGATACCCTTGATAGTCTAGTAGTGCATCAAGTCCGCGAACTGCAAGCATTGCAGGCTTTTCAAAATCATGCGGTGACTTGATATTACCCCAGTTAATTGCACTAAGAGTACACAATGCAATTTCACCTTCTTCGTCTAGTGCATGTTTCAATGGCTTGGTGGGAAGATTAATCTCACAACATAAATTACTCTGTTTAATAGGTGCATGCTCTGGTTTAAAACTGCCATGTGAATTAGCATGATCCACATTCATTAAATAAATGCGTCCTGTGTTTTTGCGTTCTTCCATAAACTGGCTGAACAAATCAATTGCTTTTATTGT